CGCATTTAGTCATGACGGCAACTGGGACACAAAAGCGTTACGAATGGCGAATCTCGCACGCCAACTAGAGCGAGAGCTAAACGACGTGACGACAGAACGCAACAATCTCGACGCGAGTTTGACGGCTGCGATAAGTTCCTCCAATGCGCGACATTTTGAGTCGATGGAACATGAAGCTAAAAGCAAGCAACTAGAGCAAGAGCTTAACGAGGCGATGGCAGCACTGCGGAACTTGACCGACGAGATTGGCAGGCATGAGGGCGCAAGCATGATGCACCCACGCCTGACCAGAGTTATTGCAGTAGCGAAAAAACTAACCACAGAAACAAAATGAAAACATACCGAACAATACACATCCTATTTGCCGACGAAGAACCAGCAGCGGCATACAGTGACGAATCCATAGCGCAAGTAATGCTGGAGCGTTGCGAGGAATGGCAGCAGAAAGAGCTAGAGATCGGCAACGACTACGTTGTGGAAGCAATCAACGCTTACAAGTATCGTGACAAAAAACTAGCTCATAATGATGCTCATCCGCTTGATCCAAGCTATGTGAACGCGCAATACTACGGACTGAAAACAGTTCTTTTATACGAGTGATTCACAGAGACAAGAAACCCGTAGAGATTAAATTTCCCTACGGGTTCTTGGAACACAGAACGCTGAAAACACACAGCGAGAAAATAAAAGCAGAATAGTGACGAATGTCAATCTTCTTTTTTCAATAGGATCAAAAGCTCGTCCAGCGTAGCGACACTGCCGACGATCTTCATAACCTCGTTTGGCTCTACGCACTGGCGCAGGTCACCGAAAAAACGCTCACGCTCATCTCGGATGAACTGGATGATAGCTTTGAACTCATCACGGTCGGATAGAGCTTCGATAGCTTGGATAATGGTTGGCTTGGGTAGTGGTGTCATTTACGCTTAGGTGATTTCTTAGGCATCTTGCCCATCTTGATTTCAATTTCAACGTAACCTTTGCCTTTTCCTTTACGTTCCATTTTTTCGTGGTTGCAACCACCTGATTTAGTTTTCTTCATAAGATTATTTCATTGATTTGCTGCCTTTGCAACGCCACTTTTTGCGGGATAGGTTATTCGGCGAGTTGGGGTCACTGCGCCAGTTGCCTTTGATAGCATTGCTTCTAGCACAATAACTTGACCCTTTTGCTGTGCCTGGGCGAATACGATCACCACCGTCAGCAGCTTTACCAGCTTGACCATACTTGATCGTTTTCTTCCGCCCAGTTGCGGGGTTGGTTACTACTTTCGTAAAACGCTTTTCCATCACTTCATCTTTCGCTTGATTTTCCGCTCCTGCTTCAGCATCTCTTTTGTTGGCTTTTTGCCAGATCCTTTAGCATCGCGGATATTATCCCACATTCCTCGCTGAGAGCGAGAACCGTCTGCACGTTTGATTAGTTTCTTCATTGTTCCATCCCTTGTGTTGTTACGCCACCCATTTCAGCGGGTGCTGTTCCGATACGTCCAATCTCAGCGTTCTGAGCCTGTTGTAGCTGGAACTGGTACTGACTGGCATATTTCTGCAAGCGACCTGCAAAAGCCTCGTCTTGCTGCGCTCTAGCCGCAACATCGGGCTGCTGGACGTAAGCCTGAACCATCTGCATTGCAATCTGTGCGCCGTTTGGTTGAGCGGGAACTTCGATGCCAGAGAAGATCTTGGAAAGGTCATCTGTGACGTTCTTCGCAATCTTCTGTTGTGCTTCCTCAACGGGTTGCAGAACGTAGTCAGCAAAGATTGGATTGATGGACGATGCGGCAAATTCAAGCAGTTTGTTGATGTCAAGAATGCCATTGCGATCAAGCTGAGTAAGCGATACCATATTCTTCAACTGAGTCTCTGCTGTTTCTGGATCACTTGCTAAGGAGTCAAATGATACCATGATTGAATAGTTTTCATCTGGGCTTCCTTTGGTCATTACTTGGGGATTAGGATTCCCTGTAACTTGGAAGAAGATTTCATCAGGACCCATGCGCTGATACAGCTTCCATGCCATCGTAAGAACGTCTTTAACGTGGTCAAGGAACTTGCCGATGTAATACTGCTGACGCGCAGTGGATAACGGATTTGTAAGATCCAGCCCGATAGCACGGTCGGCTTGTTCACGCATGGAAAGCTCGCTTTCTACAGAGCCGTCATCTCGCGGAGGGATTGGACCGAATGCAATTTCACCTAGTCGGCGATATGGCACTCTGCGCCCAGGACCCCAATCCGATGGTGGGCGACCAGCAGGGTGCATGATTGGTGGAAGTGTTGCCAAAGACGCACGGTCGATACGACTGTCACGCTCGGTCTTGATTTGCATCTGAGGACCACGGAGAATGTCAGAGAATGTCTGCACCTCATACATCCGCTTCTGGTCGTTAGCTAACCGAGTTACCACAAATGGGTAGTCATCGTAACCGTTAAGCAGTTCATGCTTGGCATAGCCATCTGTTTGTGGGTGAAACACAGTGCAGTAAATGCCCTCAGAACCATCATCCTCGTCGATTAGACGCTGATACGCATAGACCACCATAACAAGATCGTTGTCATCGGTGATTGGCAAGCGAGTCTGAGTCTTTACTTTCTCGCCATCGAGATACATGGAGTCTTTACCACGAAGGGTTTCGATAGCGTTATCTACCCACTTGCGATCCCATCCTTCGTTCGTCACCTTCTTCTCAAGCTCTTGAGCCGTGAGGAATGTTCGCCAGAACATGTATGGTGCGCGTTGTGGATCTGAGATGTAAGATGGGAACATCACTTCGCCATCGGGAGCGCAAGCATAGACTATTGGGCAGTCAACAGTTTGGCGTGATAGTGGAATTTCAGCAACACCCATCTTGCGTAGGTCTTTAATTGCTTTCTTCGCTCGCTTGGTAGAAAGATCAGGGAATGAGTCTTGAATTAACTCAAGCAACATCTCGTCATCTTGCTCACTGAGAATTAACTCTACAAGATCAGGCGATGCTTGTTGGATTTGCTCTAGACTAACGCTTTGCAAGTAAGTGCGCTTCTCACGATTCCAACCAACGTAGGTAACCATGATGCCCTTCTCCATGAGATAGTTACCACCAAGTTCCATCTGACGCTTGAAGTCAGGAATGTAGGATGCTCGCATCCATTTCAGGAAGCCAGAAACCACCGCTGCTTTTGGCATTGCTGCCATAGACGTTGGGAACGCCTTGATGTGAGAGCGAGATAACGCTTGGTCAAATAAAGCAACATACATGTCGATGCGCTCGCCAACTACGTTTACCTCTTGGTCAGATGCGCCTTGCCACGGAAAAGCATTAGCTCCATTCTTGCGTAGGTCATCAGACTTGCCATCCCAGATGTTTCTACGGTCGTTGTAAGAGCGTAGGCAGGATTCAAAGTAGTAATCTAGATCAATTAGGCAGGTGTCGTAAGCATTGGATAACGCACCAATATCAGGCTTCTTGTCTAAATAAACAAGGGACTCATCTTCAATTTGTTGAATGTCATTCATGCTGTATATTGGTAGTAATCCTCAGGTTCGGAATTGACGAGAATAACATTAACTTGCTTTCCTAGCAAGCCTTTTGATATTTGAGCGGGACATTTTACGTTGACGCTGAATCCGTCGATCCGAGCTTTTAGCCATGTCGGGTTATTGCAGATACCTACAATCAACGCTTTCAATGGCGATTCTTGTATGTCTTGCACAATTTCTTCAACGACCTTTGCTGGTCGACCTCGTTTCTTTGCTTCTTTTTTTGTATTCATATTAGTAACCTCCACCTCCTTGGATTGTGGCTAAACTGACGGAACTGTCAACATGATCTATTCCTGAGATTGCAGCATAGCGCAAAACATCTATGGGATCTTTCCAAGCTTCCTTTAATCCGCCATCTCCCGTGTATTCTGACAATGCTTGAATAATGTTCTCGCAATCGGAACTAATGTAGAAATGTGGACGGTTTATTGCATCCAGCGGCTTGGATGTGTCCCACGCCATTTTCCCAATCAATGCCTGTAATCCGTCATCAATATCAAGTCCAGGTGCAGGAATGCAAACCATGCCAGCATCGTTCAAATCTTCGATAATGGAAGATGATCCATCCTGCACTTGATACTTTGCAGCACCAAGGCGCGGGTCAATCAATCGTTCAAAGATTTCTTCTTCGCCTTCCATTTCTTCGATAAGCTCAACGTAGTCGCGAATGCCGAATCCTTGCCCTTTAGCTCCCTCTCCAGGCATCCATTTACCACCGCGCCATTCAGCCCAGTCACCAACATCCACGCTAGGCCATTCACGATACACCCACATTGTTCCAGTCTCATCCACTGCAATCCAGCACATGAACCAGTTCTTAGATCCAGCAGGGTCGATAACGTGATACTTTGTGATGTTGTTTCTTGGAATCTTGTCAGGCTCCACCACGTTCACGATCTTGTTGAATTTCGGGAACTTGGTAGCGTGTGACTTCATCGGTACACCATAGGCACGAATAAGGATTTCCTCCCGTGTTCTGCCTTTTAGCGTTTCCTTGATGCGGTCGTATCCACCAAAGGCGTTGTCTTGCGAGTGGAAGTAATGCACGGAAGCATTTAGCTTCTTCGATCTTTGAACGTAAGGAACAAGCTCGTTATTAAGCAGTTCTGCTTCTCGGCTTTCGATAGTTGTCGCACCATCAAGATACTCTTTAATAACCTCAGTCCACCCATCAATCGGCGTAAACGTAACAAGCATCTTAGAGTTCCGAGTAGCAAGTCGGAATCGCATGGTGTTTATCAACTCGGGACCAAGAAGATATTCGTCAAGCCATACGCCAATGTTGTGCCAGACTGGATTGCGAGAACCAAGTTCAGCACCTTCCAAAATCGTAGGGTTATTTTGATATTGTGAATATGTCTTGAAGATGATCTGAGAACCGTTAGGGAGAATTAGCGATGAATCTGTGAATCCAGTTTTCTTCTTGTATGAAATATAAGCATTTGCGCTTGTGTATTTAGTCTTGAGATACTCAGGAAGCCATGCCCATACAGCACTTTGTTGCTGACGAATGGACACTTCGGACGTTTGCGCAAAGCAGAATATCTCTGAATTGGGATTTTCTACGGCTGCACGGACAACAGAGAACGCACCCCATTGAGTTTTGCCAGAACGGTTGCCTCCCAATGCTAGGATTTCATTGACTTCTTTAAGTTGTTCCTCGGCTTTTACCCAGTGAGGCAAGCGGAATCCATACTGATACGGGTCTTTTTCGGCATTCTCAATAGCTTCGTGGTAAATACGATGGATAGATAGCACCTCTTCTGGTGTCATCTGAATCAGCTCCTCATCCGTGGGAGGTTTTAGAATCTGATGTTGTCTCCAAATCATATTGTTTCCGCTTCAACTACTTTACCTTTGGCAATACGGCTTCTTGCTTCGTTGATAAGATTAGCAGCGTCATCGAGACTTGCACCCTTACGATGCTCAACCACGGTTGTTGCCATGCCAGTAAGCTGTGCCGCTTTGTCTGTGAGAATGCCAACGGTGATTGCCAGCTTCTCAGGGGAGATTTTAGCAAGACTGTCAGGATCGTCAAATAGTTGTGTAGCTCGTTCAAACAACAAGTCGGTGTATTCCTGCGCTGCAATAGCGTAACGCATGGAAAACTCTTTGCGCTTTGTCTCTAGGGTGTCGTTATGCCGCCATTCTAATTGGCGAATAGTCTCCCTGCCAACTCCAGTTTTCTTTGAGATTTCAGTGATTTTAGCTCCTTGAGATAAGAGAAACAATGCTAATGCAGCCTTGTGCGGCGCGTAATGTTCTATGTTGTTCCGTGGCAGCAACTTAGCACGTTCTCTTACCTCAAGAAACCACTCGCTCTTGTCGGGACGATCATCGTAGTAATTGTCTTTCAGTTTCTGGAGTTGTTCTTCGCTCATGTTGGATGAATCAAATGCTATTTTGATCCAGAATTCAAGTTTTGTTTTCGCTGAAGATCAAATTTTTGATTTAATCTATCAAATTCAGGATTGTAATTTGCACTTTGTTTTTCCTCAAGTTGTTTTGCGTCAAATTGTTTTGCCATGTTAATCAACTCAGCAGAAAACTCTGGATCGCTAGATGC